CCCTAATTTTATCGCTAACGCAGTTTTTGCCCTCAAACACTGATGGACCGCCACATTGCGATGTGATCGCAGGAGATGCCATGTCGAGCCGAAAGCAGAGGATTGACAGTGCTGCGGCTGCGGTTGACGTGATGCGCGCTGCGTTGCGTGAATTGTCGCCGCCTTCACACGTGCCCTTGCAAGACTGCGACTGGCCGTTTTGGGAGACGGTTGTTGATGAGTTCGCGCGTTCTGACTGGACGGAGCACCAGCTTGAGCTTGCGGCGATGCTGGCGCGGACGATGAGCAACCTTGAAGTTGAGCAGCGGACGCTTCGGAATGAGGGTTTCATCTCGGTTCGTGAAAACGGCACGAGTGTTGAAAATCCACGCAGCCGCGTTGTGCAGAATTTGGCTGGGCAGGTTCTGAATTTGCGCAGGTCGTTATCTCTTCACGCTCGCGCGCGAGGTGAGGCGCGAGACGTTGCGAAGCGCGCTTCAATGGCAAAGGGTATCGAGGCTGGCGCGTCTCTTGACGACGATTTGCTTGGGATGCCAACGGCGCACTGATGGAGACGCGCGGCGAGCGGGTTATCAGGTTCATCGAGACGTTTTGTCGGGTGCCAGAAGGGAAGTTTGTAGGGAAGCCTTTGAAGCTGGAAGCGTTCCAGCGCCGGTTCATCATTGAGACGTTTGACAATCCGGCTGGCACAAGGCGGGCTTACCTGTCGATTGCCAGAAAGAACGGCAAGTCGGCATTGCTGGCGGCGATTGTCCTGGCCTTTGTTGTCGGGCCAGAGAAGAAACTGAACGCTCAGGTTATTTCGGGCGGGCGGTCGAGGGAGCAGGCGGCGCTTGTTTTCAAACTGGCGTCGAAAATGTGTATGTTGAATCCTGCCTTGGCGGGCAGGGTTAAGATCATTCCATCGTCAAAGACGATTATCGGGATTGTGGCGAATACCGAATACAGGGCGATTTCAGCAGAGGCTGGAACGGCGCACGGGCTTTCGCCGCTGTTCGCAATTCTTGATGAGGTTGGGCAGGTTCGCGGGCCTCAAGATGATTTCATCGAAGCGATTGAGACGGCGCAGGGGGCTTATGACGCGCCGATCCTGATTGCCATTTCGACGCAGGCGGCAAGCGATGCTGACTTGTTTTCGATATGGCTGGACGACGCAGAGCGGGCAAGCGATCCGACGATTGTAAGCCATGTTTATGCGGCTCCGAAAGACTGTGACCTTGATGACCGTGAGGCGTGGAAGGCTGCCAACCCCGCGCTTGGCGTTTTCCGTTCGCTTGAGGATGTCGAGGCACAAGCGGCAAAGGCGGCCCGGATGCCGTCCGCTGAAAACGGGTTCAGGAACCTGACGCTCAACCAACGGGTAACGCGCTTTACGCCGTTCATATCGCCGGGTGTTTGGAAGGCTTGCGGCGGTGATGTGGATGACAGCGCCTTTTACGAAGGCGATGTCTACGGCGGGCTTGACCTTTCTGTCACGACTGACTTGACGGCCCTAGTCCTGATCGCGCGCAAGGATGGTATTTGGCACGTCAAGCCGACATTCTGGACGCCAGAGGCGACTCTTGCAGATCGCGCGCACCGTGACCGCGCGCCGTATCAGGATTGGGCGCGAGCAGGGTTTTTGAAGGCAACGCCGGGGTCTGCTGTCGAATATGACTTCGTGGCGCGCGACATTGCGGAAATGACGGCAGGCATGGACGTTCGCAAGATTGCGTTCGACCGTTATCGGATGGCGACACTGCAACGCGAGCTTGATAGGGCCGATGTTTCGCTGCCGTTTGAGGCTTGCGGGCAGGGCTATGTCTCTATGGCCCCTGCGATTGATGCGACGGAAATCGAGTTTCTACATGAGAGGGTGCGCCACGGTGGCCACCCTGTTCTGACAATGTGCGCGGCGACTGCGGTTATGATCTCCGATCCCGCAGGAAACCGGAAATTGGACAAGTCGAAATCGACTGGAAGGATTGACGGCATGGTCGCGCTGGCAATGGCGATGGGCGCTGCGCATGGCAGCGGGGTTGAGGATGAATTGATCCCTGAAGTCGTGGCGCTCGACTGATGGCGTGGTTTGATTATTTTCTCGGCACAACTGAGACGAAATCGAATGACGATGTTCTGCGCGATCTTTTGTCGGGAAGCAATTCAAAGAGCGGTCAGAGCGTAACTCTGACAAGCGCGCTTGAGGTGCCTGTCGTTCTCGGCATCGCGCGCGTGATTGCCGAGGGCGTGGCGCAGGTGCCGTGGAAGCTCTATCAGCGCATTGGCGAAGGCAGGATTGAAGCACGCGACCATCCGTTGTTCTACCTTCTTCACCGCCGCCCGAACGAATGGCAGACGAGCTTTGAGTTCCGTGAGCAGATCATGCTGCACCTTGTGCTCGCGGGAAATGCCTTTGTTTTCGTAAATCGGTCTAGCAATGGCTCGATCATCGAGTTGCTGCCTTACGAGCCGGGCAGCGTCACCGTGAAGCGCCGCGATGATATGTCGATGGAATATCGCATCCGGCTGGCGAACGGTTCTGATGTTGTGATCCCGCGCCAGAATATGTGGCACGTTCGCGGGCCTAGCTGGAATGGCTATCTTGGCCTTGATGCTGTCAAGCAGGCGCGCAACGCCATCGGTATGTCGATGGCGATGGAAGAGTTTGGCTCTGCGCTGTTCGCAAATGGCGCGCGCCCTGGTGGACTGATTTCGACAGAGCAGCCGTTGAAGGCAGAGCAGGTCAAGGCGATCAAGGATCAATGGGCTTCGGCTCAGGCGGGTTCTGGCAACGCGATGAAAACCGCGCTGCTGCACTCAGGTTTGAAGTATCAGCCGCTTTCTTGGAACGCGGACGAGGCGCAGTTTATCGAAGCGCAGAAGCGCGTCATCTTGAATTTGTGCGCAGCGTTTCGCGTCAACCCGATCATGGTGCAACAGACGGAAGGCTCTGCGGCTTATGCCAGCGTTGAGCAGATGTTCCTTGCTCACCTCGTCCACACGCTGATGCCTTGGTATGAAAGAATTGAACAATCTGCGGAAATCGGGCTTTTGACCGAAGCCGAACGCAAGGCCGGATTTTACACCAAGCTGGAAGCCAAGGGCCTGATGCGCGGGACTGCGAAGGAACGCGCCGAATATATGCAGATCATGCGCCAGAATGGGGTCATCACCGCGAACGAGTGGCGCGATTACGAAGAAATGGACCGTTCGACCGATCCGCGCGCCGATCAGCTTGAGCCTGCGGCCAATCTGTTTGGCAACCAACCGGGGTAAACAAATGGAAAAGATGAGTTTTGACATGCGCGAGATTAAGTTCGCGCAGGACGGTGAAGCCATGACCATCTCTGGCTATGGCGCGGTTTTTGGCAATGTCGATGCTTACGGCGATGTGATTACACCGGGGGCATTTGCCAAGTCGCTTGCGGCCCACAAAGAGGCAGGAACTTCGCCCCTCATGCTGCTTGAGCATGGTGACGCGCCACTGCCCATTGGCGTTTGGGAAGGCATGGCAGAGGATGGCCACGGCTTGCAGGTCAAGGGCAGGTTCCTTGATACGTCACTTGGCATCGACGCTTGGAAGGCCGCGAAGGCTGGCGCGATCACCGGCCTGTCGATTGGCTATCGCCCGATTGAATTTGAGCTCCGGAAGAATCCCGACGATCCGCGCCGGACGTTGAAGTCTGTGGACCTTGTGGAAGTGTCCCTTGTCGGGATGCCTGCGAACGGCAAGGCGCGCATTTCCGAGGTGAAATCGGAAATCAACACCATTCGAGAATTTGAGAATTTCCTGCGGGATGCGGGGTTCTCTGCTGCCGATGCGAAGCGGATTGCTTCGACCGGCTTCAAGGCTGCCCATCGGGATGATGGCGACCTGTCTGAACTGGCGGACGCGCTCAAGCGCAACGCCTCCATCCTGAAAAATTGAGGTATCAAAATGACTGACATTGTTGAAGTGAAGGGCCTTATTGAGGCTCAGGGCCGCGCTTGGGAAGAGTTCAAGACGGCCAATGACGAGCGCATCAAGGCGGAAGCCAAGGGCGCGGCTGACGTTCTGTTCGAGGAAAAGTCCAAGGCGATCAACACCGCGCTCGATGATCTCGGCGCGCAGTTGAAGGCTCTGGAAGCCAAGGGTAATCGCCCCGGCGCTGGCGCTGGCGAACTCTCGGAAGTCGAGGCTGAGCACAAGGCGGCTTATGCCGACTGGATGCGCAAGGGTAACGAGGCCGGTCTTTCCGATCTCGAAGCAAAGGCGTTCCAGATCGGCGTCAACGCGGATGGTGGCTTTGCCGTTCCGAAGGAAATTGACACGGCTATCGTCAAGAAGCTGGTTGATATTTCACCTGTCCGCTCGGTTGCGCAGGTTGTCCAGATCGGCACGAGCGATTATCGCAAACTGGCTGACATCGGCGGCGCGGCTTCGGGCTGGGTTGGTGAAACCGCTGCCCGCACCGCGACCAATACGCCGCAGCTTGCGCAGATCACGCCGACGATGGGCGAGCTTTACGCTAATCCGCAGGCCACGCAGGTCATGCTTGACGATGTGTTCTTCAACGCAGAGCAGTGGCTTGCTGACAGTGTTGCGGATGAATTTGCGCGTGCGGAAGGCGCTGCCTTCATCACTGGAGATGGCACAAACAAGCCGACTGGTTTCCTTGTTGGAACGCCGGTTTCGACTGCGGATAGCAGCCGCGCTTGGGGCGTTCTCCAGTATGTCGCGTCGGGCGGCGCTGGCGCTCTTCCTACTTCGGCTGACAAGTTCATCGACATCGTTCATTCGCTCAAGGCCGGTTATCGGCAGGGCGCGATGTGGATGACCAACAAGGCCGTTGTTGGCGCTCTGCGTCAGTATAAGGACACGACTAACCAGTATCTTTGGCAGCCGTCTGTCCAGGCTGGTTCGCCTTCGACCTTCCTTGGTTATGGCGTTGTCGAGGCCGAAGATATGCCTGCGGTGGCTGCAAACGCCTTCCCGCTGGCGTTCGGCAACTTCGGCGTTGGCTATCTGATCGTTGACCGCATGGGCGTTCGCACTCTGCGCGATCCATACAGCAACAAGCCTTATGTTGGTTTCTATACCACGAAGCGCGTTGGCGGCATCGTCCAGAACTCGGAAGCCATCAAGCTCCTGAAGGCATCTGCCTCGTAAGGTCGCAAATCGGGGCTGGTCATTGTGGCCAGCCCCTTTCTTTTCAGTGAGGGCGCGCATGGCAGCAAAGATCAAGACTGCGGCTGTCGGCTATCCAGTCACGCTTGCGGAAGCTAAGGCGCAATGCCGCGTTGATGGCAGCGATGAAGACGCGCTTCTCAATGGCTTGATTGCGTCGGCAACTGACCATGTTGAGAAATACACGGGCCGTGCGATCCTGTCGCAAGTCTGGCTCGATTATTTCACAGAATTTTCGGATGTGATGGCGCTCACGGTTGGGCCTGTCGCGTCGATTGTGAGCATCAAATATTACAATGGGCTTGGCGTCCAGACTGCTGTTGATGCTGCCTCATATTATCTTGACGACGCGAGTTTGCCCGCGCGCGTTCTGCGCAAGCCGGGTTACAGCTATCCGTCAACAGATTGCCGCGAAAACGGCATTGTGATTGAGTATGGATGCGGCGAGGCAACGGCTCAGCCATCCATCAAACACGCAATTCTTTTGCTGATCGGGCAGCTTTACGCCAACCGCGAGGCGACGGATATTCCGCAGGCCGCGCGTGACCTGCTCCAGCAATATCGGATTTATGGCTGATGCTTGCGGCAGGCGCGCTTAACCGGCGCATCACGATACAGCGCAAGACGGACGTTCCTGACGGCTCAGGCGGTTACGACCGCGCATGGGCTGATTTGACGACTGTATGGGCAAAAACAACGCCGGTTGCTGGCAAAGAGGCCCTTGTCGCCGGAACGCTGCGATCATCGCAGCCGTGGCGGGTCGAAATCCGCTGGCGCGATGTGAAGGTTGACGACCGCATTACAGCTTCGTGGCTGCCATCTGGAAAGCATCTTGAAATTCAGTCGGCATCCGATCCTGACGGACGCCGCGAAAGCCTTGTGCTGTTCTGTGAGACAGCTTGATGGCGTCAAAGGTCAAGGGTGTGGCTCAGTTGCGCAAACGCCTTCGCCAGATGCCTGATTTTGTCCGCAGCGACATTGCAGAGGAATTGAGGGCGTCTGGCCAGCGTATGCTTGCAAGGGCCAAGGCAGAGGCCCCTAAGCGCACGGGCGGGCTATCCGGCGCGCTATCGTTCAAGGTTGCGCCGAAAACGCTGAATATGCGCATCGGGCTTGTGACCAAGGCCATGCGCCGAAAGTTTTTTTACGGGTATATTCTGGACCAAGGGCGAAAAGCAAAGACGGTTCAGGTCAAGCGCCGCACCAAGTCTGGCGTCACGTCTTACGCCATGCGGGTGAAGGCCATTCCCCGCAATCGTTATGACTTCGTTTTTGGCCGGATGCGGGACTTCCGCACCAATGAATTGCCACATATCCGCAGGGCGCTTGAAAAGGCCCTGTCGCGCGTTTCGAGGGGTGGGGAATGACCGATATTCGCGCGGGCGTTGAAAAGGCTGTCTTTGACCGCCTGACAGCGCAGATTGTGGGGGCGGGTGTCTATCAGCACTCGCCGCAAGACGCAGCGCCGCCGTTCGTGATGCTTTCTGACGTCACGTCAGAAAGCAGAGGCGGAAAATCTGGCGGGCTGGATCGGCTCATTGTCACGATCCAGTGCGAGGAAAAGAAGCCGGGTCGCAAGGCATTGAACGCCTTGATGGCTCAGGCGCGCACTGCCCTTGACCAGTGGAAGCCAGCCGCAACGCTTGGCGTTTTGTGCGGCACGTTCGCCTTTCAGGGCGATGACAGTTTCAGGATCGATGAGGACGATCACTATTTCGGAACGCTACGTTTTCTGACGTTCGCGCAGCCTTCCGCATGACCTTTGAACGTGAGGGATGAACAATGGCAAAAATTCTCGGCAATGATTACCGGCTGTTCGTGGAAAGCTCCACGCCGGGCACCTACAACCAGATTGGCGGGCAGGGCGATCTGTCGGTTGACCGCAAGGCTGGCTCGATTGACATTTCCGACAAGAACAGCGCGCCTTACGGGCTGGTCGCGGCGGGCAATTTCGCGGTTGAAATCAGCCTTGATGGCATTCCGGACCTGCCCGATGCGAATGGCCTGGCGCGCGTTGACACGCAGTTCAAGGCCCGCACCGCGACCAAGTTCCAAATCCGCAACGGCGCGCTTGGCACGGGTGCTGATGTGAAGTTCGAGGCGAGCTGCAACATCCTCGATCTGTCGATCAACCTCGGCAAGGATTCTGGCGGCTCCTATTCGATCCGCCTCGGCCTTGCGGCCTCGCCTGCAACCGATACGCTGTTTGTCCCGTAATGGCGACGGCAAACGAAACGCGCGGGGAGATCAGCCTGCAGCTTGATGGCGTGGACTTTGTGCTGCGCCCGTCTTTCGAGGCGCTGGTCGCCATCGAGCAGGACAGCGGCAAAGGCCTCATCGATCTCGCCCGCGAGGCGGAAGGCGGAACGCTCTCGCTGCAGACCGTGGCGATCATCGCGATGCGCTGCATTCAGGCTTGGGGCGCTGCCACCAAGAATGAGATGGCGCAGGGCGTGAATGCGGACAAGCTCGCCCGGCTCATCCTCTCGTCGGATGGCGGGCTGATGGCGGCGATGCTGCGCATCCGCATTCTGCTGACGCTCGCCGTGACGGGTGGCTACACGCCATCGGGGGAGCGCAAGGCGGCGGGAAGCCCTGGGACGATCCCCGCCGCCAGTTGATGGCCTTTGCCATTCTCGACCTCAAATGGTCGCCGGACCAGTTCTGGCGATCAACCCCGTGCGAGCTGTTTTCGGTTTTCCAGCTCGCGGATGAACGCAACAAGGACACGCGCTGATGGCTGAGAGCGATTCCGATCTGATCGTCCAGATCAGCGCGACGACCGAGCTGCTGCGTTCGCAGCTCACGCGCGCCGATGCCGAGATTTCGCGCTTCCAGTCACAAACGAACAAGCGGCTCGACCGCGTGGATCGTGACTTTGATCGGGTGGGCAAGTCGGTTGGCAAGCTCGACGGCATTTTCGCCAGCTTCGCGGCGGGGGCCATCACCGGCATCGCCAGCGCCTTTTCGGTCGATGCCATCATCGGCTTTACCTCGCGGGCGCTCGAAGCCGGTTCGGCGCTTTCCGAAATGTCGGAACAATTGGGCGTTTCGGTCACCGAGCTGCAGGAATTCACCTTCCTCGGTGAGCAGGCGGGCATTTCTGCCGAGGAAATGCAGAAGGCGCTGCAGAAGCTCAACCGCACGATTGGTGAGGCAGCGGCGGGCAACAAGAAAGCGGCGGGTGCCTTCAAGGAATTGGGCGTTGAACTGCGCACTGCCGATGGCTCGCTCAAATCTCCGGCGCAGGCGCTGGTCGAGATTGCTGGCGGGCTGGAAAAGATTCCCGATCCGGCTACGCGCGCGCGGCTGGAAGTGGCGCTGTTCGGCAAGGCTGGGCAAAATCTCGCACCGCTGCTCAATCAGGGCGCGGCAGGTATTTCTAACCTGCGGGCCGAATATCAAAAGCTGGGCATCGCGCTGTCAGACGATCAGGCCAAGCGGCTTGATGATGCGGCGGATGCCTGGGCGAAGTTCAAGACGCAGCTCGAAGGCAAGTTCACGATCTGGCTTGCCGAGGAAGGCCTGCCCGAATTGCAGGCAATGCTCAAAGGCACGCAGCGTGATTTTGATAATATCGCGGCGGGTTACAAGCGCTTCAAGCAATTCATCGGACTGGAAACTGCGCCCGCTGATCGCAAGGCTGTGCGTGGCGGCTCGAACAGCGGGGCAGATGGGCGGCCTGCCGGAAACAATGCCGCTTTTGGCGCCAACCCCTTCACGCCGCGCGGGCCGCTGTCCAAATCGCTGCTCATGTCCAACTTCACCGGGCAGGTGAGCGCGAATGACCAGTTTCAACTGCTGCTCTCGTCGCTCGATTTCGGCGCAGGCCGCCCGACTTATGGCCGCACGGCGCGGCCATCGGACAAGACAACCGGCCTTGCCGGAATTGATGATCTGGTGGCGTCTGCATTCGACCAGCTCGATGAGCGGATCGGCAATTTCTCCAGCGTCGTCTCTGATAATATCGGCATTGCCGCAGATGAATATGGCCGGATTGTCGATGAGCTGAATGCGGCGTCTGACGTCACCTTCCAATCGGTGCAGGATGAGGCCGATTTGCGCGAGGCACGGATCCGCGACCAAGCCTATCTCTATGAAGAATTGATGATGAACGGGACGAAGGGCTTCCTTCGCACGCTGGAATCCGAGGGCATCCGCATCATCGCTGAAATGGTCGCGCGGCTTGTCTCCGGTCAATCGCTGTCAAATGCGTTTAAGGTGGCCGCAGGAAATTCAACAATCGGTTCCGTTCTTGGGCTAGCCTCATCGTTCGGCGGGTTTTTCGCCAATGGCGGCAAGCCTCCAATGAGCAAGGTGTCTGTTGTTGGCGAGCGCGGGCCTGAACTGTTCGTGCCGCGCGTTCCGGGCACCATCATTCCCAATGGCGGATGGGGTGGCGGCCAGTCCGTGAGCCTTACCGTCAACGCGCCGGGGGCAACCGCCGAGACGGTGGCGATGATCCGGCGCGAACTGGCCGCCGCTGCGCCGCAGATCGTGGCGGCGGCCTCGCAATCAACAGTCAAGGCGCTGACGCGCCCGAGGATCGGTTAAATGGTTGACGTGTACCAGATGCCAGACCGCGCCTTTCGCCGCGCGCGCTGGACGCTCTCGACGCCCATGCAGCGCAACCCGTCCGAATTCTCGGCATCCGAGCAGATGGTGCGCCTTTCCGGTGCTTCGCGCTGGGCGCTTTCTGCGGAACACATCCCGTTGATTGGTGAGGATTCTGCCCGGTTGTGGCGCAGTTTCATGGCCAAGATGCGCGGCGGTGAGAACGTCTTTCCGTTCTATGCGTCAGAAGGCGCGCAGGCAGTTGATTATCCGATCATCTCCAACCAGTGGCACGCGATCATAAACCGGGCAAATACAAGCGTTTCTGGCCGCACGGTGACAAAATCTGGTGGAACAAACGGGGCTTATGATGCCTCGGCAGTTACGAGCGCGAGCTGGACAGGCGCGGCGACGTTGAGCTTCCGTGCCGCGAGCACTGCCATTGGATTCTTTGCCGGGCTTAATACAGACCCGATGACGGATGATAGTTTTGGCTCAATCGATTATGCTTTTCGCTGCGATTATGATGGCACGCTGATGATTTACGAGAGCGGCTCGCTGATTGCCACGGTTGGCCAATACTCGACCAGCGATCTGCTCACGATCCATTATTCAGGCACGACAGTGCGTTACATGGTCAATGGCCAGATCGTGCGCAGCGTGGCGGTGTCTGCCGGGCTGTCCTTCTATTTTGACAGCTCGATCTATTTTCTCGGCGCGGCGATCACTGATCTCGTGTTCCAGAATGGCAGCACGATTGCGGCGGGCAGCACCTCTGCCACGCTCACCGGGCTGGCAGCGACAGCGCAGGCGCTGAAAGAGGGCTGGTATGCCACCGCCATTTTGCAGCGTGGTGGTGCGCAGCTCGTCGTCATCACCGAGGATGTATCAAATGCGGGCGGCGGAAGTTCCACGGCGCGCACGGTCAAATTCCTGCCCGAATTGCGCGGTGCGGCGATTGGCTTCATCGCGGACGATCCGTTCGGGCTGATGCGTCTCACTGATTCGCAGGCGAGCCTCGATGTTGATGCCGGGCAGATTTATGGCTTTGCTGTTGACGCAGTGGAGGCGTTCTGATGGCCAACCGTCCTGATGCAACCGCGATGGCGGCGCTGGGGGAGGCGGTGATCCGCCCGCGCTGGTTTGTCTATCTCGACTTTTTTGGCGATCCGGTACGCGCAACCACTTGGGTGGCCGATGTGGCCTTTACCGGCACGGGCGATGTTGATCTGGATGGCTTCACCTTTGAGGCGGTCAACGGCGATCTGGTGAGCGTCGGAACGCCGCAATTCTCGCTTTCAGGATCGGAGACGCTGCCAATTTCGCTCTCCGGGCTGGTGGGGCCAAATTCTGACCTGCTCAACATCATGGGCGATGAAAGCAAATGGCGCGGGCGCGCGGCGCGGCTGTGGCAGTTTGTGGTGGATGATAGCGGCGCGCAGCAAGGCGTCGTCTGGTCTTATTATTCTGGCTGGATGAACGCCATGTCGATTGCTGGCGATGGCAGCGGGCAGACCGTGGCGCTCGACATTGAGGGCTATCTGGCAGGCGTCGCGCCCGCCAGCAACCGGACGTATCTTGATCAGGCGCTGTACGACGCGGCGGACGCGAGCGCAGAAGCCTCGATTGCTGCGATGAACGGCGCGCATGGCGTGGCGGGCGGGCTGGGATATGCGAGCTTTGCCACAGGGATGCGCGACATTTCCTTCCGCGAAAATATGAGGCTGTTGTGAAGCGGCTTGATTGGGAAGCGCGGCTGGCCGCGCTCATCGAAGCGCGGATGGACGAGCCGTTCCGCTGGGGCACGCACGATTGCGGGCTGTGGGGCGCGGACGCTGTGGAAGCGCAGACGGGCATTGATTTTGCCGCCGGATTTCGCGGCACATATTCTGATGCGGCGGGTGCCGCAGAGGCGCTGCGCACGCAGGGTGCGGGCACGCTCGTCAAGACGTTCGACCAGCATCTGAAACGCGTGCCGCCCGCCTTTGCGCAGCGCGGCGACATTGTTCTGAAAGGCCGGGGCCGCACGGCGGCAATTGGCCTGTGCATCGGCGGCGAGGCGCTCTTTGTGAGTGATGAGGGGCTGGTGCGCGTGGGGCGTGGGGAATGGTCTGCCGCGTGGCGCGTGGCTGTGAGAAAGTGGTTTAGCTGATGGGCAAGGTTGTTCGCACAGTCGCCAAGATCGCGGCGGTGGCGGCGCTCGTCGTCGCAACCGGCGGCGCGGCAATTGGCCTTGCCGTTTTTGGCACAACAGCGGGCATCACGGCATTCGGCCTTTCCATCGGTTCGCTGATGACGATTGCCGCCGTGTCGAGCGCGGTGGGGGCGATGTTTGCCAAAAAGCCCGGCGGGCTGGCGAACAGCAACCGCGAGCGGCTGTACGCGACGATCAACCCGGATACGGCGCGTAAGCAGGTCTTTGGCCGCACCGCGATGGCCACCGATGTGCGCTATCATGAGTACACCGGCACTGATCAGGAATATTACTGGCAGGTGATCGCGCTCGCCAGCCACGCGGTCGAGGCGATTGAAGAGCTGTGGTTAGATGAAAAGCTCGCCTGGACATCGGGCAGCGGTGTGACGGCGGATTTTTCCGGCTATCTGACAGTCTGGGCCGTGGCCGAAGGCAGCGCGGCCAACATCACGTCGATCTCGTCCACATGGGGTCCGGCGTCAAATCGACGGCTGACGGGGATTGCGCACCTCGACCTGCGGTTCAAGACGACCGGCAACAGCAAGAAAACGCAATCGCCCTTTGCCAGCTCGATCCCGTCGCGCGTCACGGTGGTGGGCAAGGGCCGCAAGGTTTATGATCCGCGCCTTGACAGCACGGCAGGCGGCAGCGGCGCGCACCGCGCGGCCAATCAGGCGACGTGGCAATATGCTAACGGCGCAACAGTGCTCGGCAATAACTGCGCGCTGGTGCTACTCAATTACATGCTCGGCTGGAAAATCGGCGGGCGGCTGGCCGTGGGCAAGGGCCATCCGGTGGAGCGGCTCAACATGGCCAGCTTTATCACGGCGGCGAATGTGTGTGATGAGCTTGTGACGCTGGCGGCGGGCGGCAGCGAGCGGCGCTATCGCTGGGATGGAGTGATTTCGGAAGGCGATGCAGGCGATGGGGTGATTTCGGAATTGCTCGCCTCGATGAATGCCGAGTTGACTGATGATGGCGGGCAGTTGTCGCTGCGCTGCCGGGTCAATGATCTGGCAAGTCCGGTGATTGCCGATCTGTCGGCAGATGATGTGGTGGGCGGGTTTGAGTGGCAGCCCAAATTGCCGCTCAATGAGCATCGCAACATCGTGCGCGGCAAATATGTCGATGCCTCATCGAACAGCCTGTATCAGACGGTCGATTATCCGGCTATCTCGATTTCATCACCAGACGGCATTGAGCGCACAGAAACGCTTGATTTCGCGGGCGTTCAATCGGCCTCGCAGGCGCAGCGGTTGGCAAAGCAGTGGCTGCAACGGCTGATCTATTCAGGCGTGTTCACGGCTGAGTTCAAGGCGCGCGCATGGGGGTTGCGCGTTGGAGATGCCGTGAAGTGGACGAGCTTTTCACCGCTTGGCGCGGGTTTTGACAATAAGCTCTTCCGCGTTGTCGAGCGGTCAAATCCGATGAATGGCCGCGTTCGATTGAAGCTGCGGGAGGAAAACGCGGCGATCTACGCATGGAGCGCAGAGGATAGCGCGCCTGTGACGGCTGCGGCTCCGACTGTTTACGATTGGACCAAAGACCCTGCCACGGCTGAATTTTCAGCTATCGAAAACGGTGCAACTCGCAACGTAAATCGCGGCGCGTGGTCATCGTCCAGCGTGGATTATGTCGTGGGCGATATAGTGACCATTAGTGGCAGCAGTTATGATTGCGTAACCGCTCACACTTCGAGCGCCTTGAATGGGCCTCCCGGTTCCAACTGGTCGGTTGCGGCGGCTGCCGGAATTAGCTCACGCATCGTTTTCCAGCGCGCGGCGACAGTCCCGGCCACGCCAGCGGCATCGGCGGGCACGCCGAGCGGCTGGTATGATACGACGACTGCCGTGCCTGCCGGGTCTAATCCGATGTGGTCAACGACTGGCTCAAGCCCGTTGGGCGGCGGCAATTACACTTGGGGTGCGCCGGTTCGGGTGGAGGCGATCAGTGCCAACCAGACCGGGGAATCGACGGGCGCTTTTTACACCACATCCGCCACGCTGAGTTTCGTGCTCAATCCGGGGCAGAGCCGAAACGTCTATATTCAGGGCGATGTGTCAAGCCCGACCGGCAGCGGCAATGTCTATCCGCAGATTGAATATCGCGAGGCGGGTGGAAGCTGGACGGCGAGCAACGGCACCACATGGGCTTATGCCAATGCTGATCCGGTGCCCGCCATGGATTTGAACCATGAGATCACTGTTTCCAACAGCGGCACCGAGGCGCGCACTTATGAAGTGCGCGGCACCATCGTTCGCTCCAACAGCAATTCAGGCGCGATCAACACGGCGCTGTCATTCTTGAGGATCTGATGCGATGTTCATGAAATACAACCCGACAGACGGGGCACCGATTTCCTATCACGCCGAACAGCCGACGAGCGGCACCTGGACGGTTATTCCGGCAAGCGCGATGCAGGACCCGCCGCTCTGCTATTGGGATCAGGCGACAAAGCAATGGGCCGATGGCGATGGCGGCTATCGCTGGAACGAGGCGACCCAGCAATTCGACTATGCCTTTGGCAATTTGCAGCTTGAATATTTCAACTGGATCAACCGCGCGCGGGCGACTGCGATTGCGAGCGCGTTTCCGGATGCGGCAACGGTTCTCTACACGGAGCGCCTTGGCATTGAGGCCCGTGCCTATGCCGGTGACGCCAGCCCGACGCTGACCGATTACCCGATGATTAACCAGCTCAAGACGGTCAATGGCCTGACTGAGATGGAAGCTGTGAACGAGGCCAAGAGCCAGTGGCTTTTTTACCATGCCGCGATTGGCGCGGTATGGGCACGCTGGCGCAAGGCGCAGACCGATATTGATGCGGCGACGACGCTTGCCGAGTTGGCGGCGGCCATTGCAATCGACTGGGATGCGGTCATCGCGGCGGCGACCGGCGATCTTGCCGATTGGCCCGCAAGCTATCTGGCAGGCGCGGGAGGCGGGCCAGCGGCATGGGCGGACATCACGGGCAAGCCCGCAACCTTCCCGCCTTCGACGCACGGCCATGCAATCGGTGACGTGACAGGGCTGAGCGATGCCTTGGCCGGAAAGCAGGCGGCGGGCAGCTATGAAACGGCGGGCGCAGCGACAGCGGCGATTGCCTTGCATGAGGGGGCAAGCGATCCGCACCCGCAATACACAACGGCGGCAGAGCTTACGGCGGCCATTGCGGGCGTTGCCGCAGCGGCGAAGGGCGTCCATGCCAAGGAAGTTATTCTCTCAACCGGCGCTTATATCTCGCAGGCCGTGAATGGCCTTGCGCTTTCGACGGCGGCGAGCGCTGCCAACCGCTTCTATGCCTTCCCATTTATCCCGGCGCAGACAATCACGATCAACGAGCTTGCCGTCGAAGTGACGACGCTGACGGCGGGTTCCGCACATCTTGGCATCTATGCCGACAGCGCAGGCTCTCCCGGTGCCAAGATCATCGGCAGCACGACGGCGGTCGATACCGGAACCACGGGCGCGAAGGCCGTGGCGATCAGCAACACGACGCTGACGGCTGGAACGATCTATTGGCTTGTTGTGTGGACTAGCTCGGCGGCGACCTTCCGCTCAGTAGCGCAGGGTGCGCTTGCGGTGATTGGTCTGACATCGACGCTCAACGCCCAATATACCAGCCGCCTTGCCACATCGACCTTTGGCGCGCTGCCCACAAATGCCCCTGCCACGACGCTGACAGTAGGCGCGGTGCCGTGGCTGCGAATGAAAATCGCTTAAT